GTTGGATTACACTCCAGCACTTAGCTCAAACCTGAACGTTGACGATACTGGCAACACATTCGCTGGTACACTGAACGGACGCATTAAGGTCTACATCGATCCTTATTCAACCCGTGACTATGTTAACGTCGGTTATAAGGGTACAAACCCATACGATGCTGGCTTGTTCTACTGCCCATACGTACCATTAACAATGGTCAAGGCTGTAGGCGAGGAAGACTTCCAGCCACGGATTGGCTTCAAGACACGTTACGGAATGGTATCAAACCCATTCGTTGGAGCTACTCCAGCTGACGGTCTTGCAACTAACCGTACAAACCAATACTATCGTGTCATGGCAGTTAACAACATCCTTTCATAGGGTGAAAATAAAAAACTGTTAATATAAACACTGGCCCCGCTTCGGCGGGGCCTTTATTCTAATATAAATAGAATCATGGCTATACTAACAACAAACATTAATTACCTTCAGCCTACCAGTTTTAAGCTGGTAATTGATCGTGAGAATTATCCAAATCTCGAATATTTTGCTCAGTCTATTAGTCATCCAAGTATGACTGTGACAGCGGCAGAACTTCCATTTCGCAAATTTAGAAGTATTCCTATGCCGGGCGAAAGTCTAGACTTCGGTGAATTTAGCGCTCAAATTATCATTGATGAAAACATGACTGGTTATTCAGAAATGTATGGTTGGTTGACGAGACTTGTAGAACAAAATCTAAAAGGAGCTCTAGACAGAGGCGATGGTGTAGTACCAGCAACATCAGATATTACGCTTTCAATATTGTCTAGTCACAATAATACCGTAAAGCAGATCAGATATATTGGAGCTATACCAACAAGCTTAGGCGAAATTTCTTTTGAAGCAACTGCTGCTGGAACTGAATTTTTAACTTTCTCTGCTTCGTTTAGATTTTCTCATTTTGAGATAGTTTAAACATTAGATATATAGTATTGATTAATTTATAATGTGAGTAACAACATGATTGACTTGAAAAGCGTCCTCGCTCAATGGGCAGAGGATAATACCATTGGCATCCATCTGGATGAAGATTCTAGAAGAACACCTCTCTTACATGCAAAATATCTTGAATTGTTATCAAATGCTAAGTTGCTTTTGAAGAGAGCAGAGTTTTCTCAAAAGACATTATTAAAGCAAAAATGGTTGTATTATAATGGAAAGATGGACCAAGAAGAAGTCGTTGAATTAGGATGGAATCCAGATCCTTTCAATGGTCTTAAGATTTTAAAAGGTGAACTTGAATATTATTACGATGCTGATCCTGAAATTCAAAAGTCAGAAGAGAAGATTCAGTATTACAAAACACTAGTTGAAACATTAACAGAGATAGTGAGTAACATTACATGGCGTCATCAAACAATCGGGAATATTATTAGGTGGAAACAGTTCGAATCAGGAAACTGAATCATGCTAATCTCCACATTGATTGTGATTGGGGACAAGCTGAAGAGCTAAATGAGTTTTTCTCGTTTTTTGTTCCCGGACATAAATTCATGCCAGCATTCAAACGGCGAGTGTGGGATGGAAAGATTCGCCTATTTGATAAGAGAACCGGTGAGTTACCAGCTGGTCTCATATATCATCTTGTCCAATTTATGGAATCACGTGGCTATAACTACGAACCTGTTCGTACTTTATATGGCATGCCGTATTCTGAAGATAAGCCTGATGCTGAAGAACTGGTCAACTTTATTAAAAAACTAAATCTACCTCATAATATGAGAGATTATCAGTTTCTTGCAGTTATTGAAGGTTTAAAAAGACAAAGAGGTATACTTTTATCTCCAACCGGTTCCGGTAAATCACTTATTATATACGTGCTTCTATCTTATTATCTTGCAAAGTTGCGTGGAGATAGTAATAAGAAAGTTTTAGTTATTGTACCAACTACTTCGCTTGTTGAGCAAATGACAAACGATTTCGAAGAATATAACATGCCAAAAGGATTAGCGCATAAGATTTATTCTGGTAAAGATAAAGACACCGAATGTCCTATTATTGTATCAACTTGGCAGTCAATTTATAAACTTCCAAAAGCTTGGTTCGAACAGTTCGGTATGATTATTGGTGATGAGTGCCACGGCTTTAAATCTAAATCTCTTATGCAGATTATGAATAAAGCTACCGAAGCGCCATATCGGTATGGAACTACTGGTACTCTTGATGGAACTCAAACACATGAGTTAGTACTCCAAGGCTTATTTGGTAAGATATATAAAGTTACAACTACGAAAAAACTGCAAGATAACGATACTCTGGCTCAATTGAATATCAACAGGATTGTCCTTGATTATTCTGATCAATCGAAAAAAGAGTTTGGAAAGAGAACATACCAAGAAGAAATTGAGTACATTGTTACACAAGAAAAAAGAAACAAGTTTATTACTAACCTCTCTATTGATCAAAAAGGAAATACGCTAGTTCTGTTTAATTACGTTGAGAAGCACGGTATACCACTTTTCAAAATGATTCAAGAAAAAGCAAACGAAGATCGTAAAGTCTTCTATGTCTCCGGAGATGTTCAGACATCAGACAGAGAAGCAATTAGAGGAATAGTGGAGAAACAGAAAAATGCTATCATTGTTGCATCCTTGGGTACCTTTAGTACTGGCATTAATATCCGTAATCTTCATAATATTGTTTTTGCGTCGCCATCTAAATCTCAAATCAGAGTTCTTCAATCGATTGGACGAGGATTAAGAAAGTCAGATAACGATGAACCAACTACACTTTATGACATTATAGATAATATTAGTACCGAGAGTAATATGAATTTTGCTTGGTTGCATGGTCAAGAACGATTAAAAATCTATCAACGTGAACAATTTAACTTTAAAACATATAAAGTAGATCTATGAATTTAAAACATATTAAATTAACTAATGGCGAAGAATTCATCGCTAATATTATCGAAGCAGAAGAAGAAGAAGGCGTTATGATTATGAGCCATGCTTTGAAGATAGTAGAGGTAGAAAACTTCGATGAAGGATACAGTTATTTTGCATTTAGACCACTTATGTCATTTACTGAAAATCCTGAAAAGCTTCACATTCTTAACATGTCTCACGTAATGGTAGAAACAAATCCATCAGACAATATTATGGTACATTATAACAGGACTATAGAGAAGATGGACAAGGTGGCGCGCGGTGGACTTACTATGGAAGAGCTGGAAGAAGCAAGTGATGAAGATTATGAAAGATACATGGCTATGCTCGACGATTTAGATACCGATGAAAAAGCATCAAAAGAGACTTTAGGAAAGAACGTTTTAATGTTCAAGAAGAAGAAATCTAACGATGACACGTTCCACTGAGTATATCCTCTCTCCCCAAATAACTTAATTTATTATACACCATTTGTTCAGGTTTGTAAACAAAATAATGAGCAAAAACTTAGATAACTTTTTTTATGAGAATGAAACTTAATAGTATACAAACACCTCCTAACGTGTTATAATATACCTATATTTTGAAACGGAGATATATCATGGCCAAAAGAGCAAGCATTCATTACGTAAATAATGCTGACTTTTCGCAAGCAGTTGTCGAATATGTAAGGATTGTAAATACAGCTAAACAATCTGAGACAGAGATTCCAAAAGTACCTGACTACGTAGCTCAATGCTTTATGCGCATTGCCGAAGGTTTATCACATAAATCTAACTTTATTCGATATACGTATCGTGAAGAGATGGTAATGGATGCCGTAGAAAATTGTTTAAAAGCAATCAATAACTACGACATTGAAGCCGCTACTCGAACTGGTAAACCAAACGCTTTTGCCTACTTTACTCAGATTACGTGGTATGCTTTTCTTCGACGAATCGCTCGCGAGAAAAAACAACAAGACATTAAGATGAAGTACATCGCCAACTCTGGTATTGAAGACTTTATGGTGAATGAACATGGAGATGAAACATCGGGGTTAGTCGCTGAAGCATTCGTTGACACACTCAAGACTCGTATCGATCGAGTAAAGTTTGTTGATAACGAAGTAAAGGAATATAGCAAAGCAGAAAAGAAACGTAAGAAACGTACTATTACAGCTGATTCAGATCTGTCGGAGTTCCTTGAATGAAAATAGCGGTACTCAACGATACGCACACGGGAATCCGTAATTCATCTCAAATATTTCTAGATAATGCTGAAGACTTCTATAAGAATGTTTTCTTTCCAGAATGTGAGAAACAAAATGTAACTCAAATCTTACATCTTGGAGATTACTACGATAACCGCAAAGTAATTAACATAAAAGCTCTTCACCATAATCGTAAGTGTTTCTTAAACGAAATGCGTAAACGTAGTATGACTATGGATATTATTCCAGGGAACCATGATACGTATTTCAAGAATACTAACGACATGAATAGTTTAAAAGAACTACTTGGCCACTTTATGAACGAGGTCAACATCATCATGGAACCAACCGTAATGGAATACGGTTCTTTGAAGATTGCTGCATTACCGTGGATTTGTCAAGATAACTACGATCAGTCTATGGATTTTATTTCTAATTGTAAAGCAGATTGGATGGCTGCTCATCTTGAGCTTGGTGGATTTGAAATGATGAGAGGTGTTGTAAATAAACACGGCATGGCTGCTGAGTTATTTAAACGGTTTGAGTTAGTACTCACTGGTCATTTTCATGTTGGATCTCGTCAAGATAATATCTGGTATCTTGGTAGCCAAATGGAGTTCTTTTGGTCAGATGCTCATGATCCAAAATATTTCCACATCATTGATACTGAGACTAGAGAAGTAGAACGTATTAGAAATAATTACACTTTGTTTCATAAAGTTGTGTACAATGACAAAGAAACCGATTATAATAACTATAATACTTCGATATTAGATAAGAAGTTTGTCAAAGTAGTTGTAGTGGAAAAAACAGATACGTTTGCTTTTGATCGGTTTATTGACCGTATTCAGAATCAAGATATCTATGATTTGAAAATCTCTGAAAACTTTAATGAGTTTATTGGAGCTAATGTTGAAGACGACGGTCTTGAGATTGATGATACGCCACAATTGATGGATGACTATATTGAAGGCGTAGATACTGATCTAGACAAGGATCGTATTAAAGTGATGATGAGAGACCTGATGACTCAGGCTCAAGCTTTGGAAATTGTATGATTGTATTTCAAAAAATTCGTTATAAAAACTTTCTATCCACTGGTAATAATTTTACAGAAATTGATTTGACTCGACATAAGACTACTTTAGTTGTTGGTCAAAATGGTTCTGGTAAGTCTACTATGTTGGATGCTATATCGTTTGGTCTTTTCGGTAAAGCTCATAGAAAGATTGGTAAGACTCAACTCATAAATTCTGTTAATGGTAAAGGTAGTCTTGTTGAAGTTGAGTTTGCTATTGGTGCTTCTCAATTTAAAATTATACGTGGAGACCGGCCAGTTAAGTTTGAAATCTGGAAAAATGGCGAGATGATTAACCAATCTTCTCATTCAAAAGAATACCAACGTATTTTAGAACAAAATATTCTTAAGCTGAATCACAAATCTTTTCATCAGGTTGTAGTATTAGGTTCATCTAACTTCGTACCATTTATGCAATTGAATCCTGCTCTACGTCGTGGTGTGATTGAAGATTTGCTTGACATTGGTGTATTCTCTAGAATGAACCAGATCTTAAAAGAAGAAACTAATATTATCAAGGAAGCTATCAAAGATTTTTCTTATCAGATTGATATAATAAAGAACAAACTAAGTACTCAGAAAAAGTATATTGCTGACGTCAAGAAAATTACTAATGAAGCTATTACTTATAAAGAAACTCAGATCTCTACGAAGCGTAGTCAGATAGACGCTTTAGAATCTGAAAATTCTGAATTAAGTAAAGAAATAGAAGGCAAGTATGATGACATCCAAAATACACTCAGTCAACTCCACGATAGAAAGCAATCGCTCTTACAATACAACGCGCAGTTCAAACAGCAAATGGCGGCAGTCGTTAAAGATGCGAAGTTTTATGAAGAGCATAAACAATGTCCAACCTGCGATCAAGATATTGATTCGGGAGTACGGGACGAAAAACTCTCCACGGCTAAGTCTAAAGCAAAAGAATTACAAAGCGCTATGGGTCAGCTCGCTGAAGAGTCAGATCAGGTTGAAGAATCTATTTCAACAACAAATGACACACTTTCCGAGATGCGAGACAAACAAAGTAGTTTACATTCTAACATACAACAAATTACTAGGCTCCAAAGCGAGATTGCAGATTTCAGAAAAGATATCGCTGGATCAGCTACAGCCGATCTCAAAGAAGCAGAAAACGATTTAGTAGAAATTCAAGATAATCTTTCATCGATGTCTGACGAGAAGATGAAAGCAAACGATGAATATTCATATAAGACTGCACTTGGAGAAATGTTAAAAGATACTGGTATCAAGACTAAGATTATCAAGCAATATCTTCCAGTTATGAATCAGCTAATCAACCAGTATCTTCAAGTGCTGGATTTCTACGTACACTTTGATTTAGATGAAGAGTTTAACGAAACAATTCGTTCTCGTCATCGTGATAATTTCGGATATGATTCTTTCTCTGAAGGTGAAAAACAACGTATTGATTTGTCGTTGCTCTTTACTTGGCGGCAGATTGCTAAGATGAAGAACTCAGTATCCACCAATCTCTTGATGTTAGATGAAACGTTTGACTCAAGTCTTGATCATGAAGGTGTGGACAACTTGCTAAAGATTCTCTATACTCTTGGTGATGATACGAATATCTTTATTATCTCTCATAAAGGTGATATTCTTGATGGTAAATTTGAGAACAAAATTGAATTCATTAAAGAAAAGAATTTCTCAAAAATCAAATAAAAGGTTTACAAATCAGCCTTTTTGTGATATAATAATCTAATAATGAAACAGGAGCTATATAATGGAACTTAGCGATAATACTCTTACTACTCTAAAAAACTTTTCCAGCATCAATCCTAACATGATGATTCGATCTGGAAATACTATTAAAACGATCTCTGAAGCTCGTACCGTTCTTGCTACGGCCGGTATAGTTGAAGAGTTTCCAATTGATTTTGGTATCTACGACCTCAATGAATTTATGGGTGTCCTCGGTCTGGTTGACAAACCAAGTCTTAAATTTCAAGATGACTTTGTTATTGTCAATGATTCTACCGGTCGCTCTAAAGTCAAGTACTTCTATTCTTCTGAAGATACTTTGACAACACCACAAAAAGACATCACAATGCCACAAGCAAATGTGAAGTTCACTTTAGACAATGATACGATGAATAAGTTAAAACGTGCAGCATCGACTCTTGGTCATAGTGAAATCTGTATTTCTGGTAAAGATGGTGTACTCAGTCTTTCTGTGGTTGATTCTCAGAACATGACATCGAATGCTTTCTCTATTGACGTCGATGGAGAATTTGCTGAAGATGATACGTTCAACTTTATACTGAGTACAAACAACTTAAAGATTCTGCCTGGTGATTACGAGGTAGAAATATCTTCTAAATTAATCACGCAATTCAGTCATAAAAGTCTAGACGTAAAATACTGGATTGCTCTTGAAAAATCGTCGACGTTTGGAGTATAACGACATGTCAGAAACTATGGATCAACTTCGAGATCTATCTAATCGAACCTCTCGCTCAATTGTAGCTGTAATTGATGCTATGACTCAGCGCGGTGCGATTAAAGGCGAAGAGCTATCAACTATTGGCGGCCTTCGTGATCAGTGTATTCAGATCATTCAATTGGCTGAACAGGCTGAACAAGAACAAGCTATGGCTGATGCCGAAGCTGAACAAGGTTAGTCGCTCAATAGACTCGCGGGGAGCCACGGTTAGTTCCCCACCCTTATTTTATTATGGAGCACGTGAATGTCAAATGATTTCCTCTGGGTCGAGAAGTATCGTCCCAAAACTATTGCTGAGACTATTTTACCAAAATCGCTAAAAGAAACTTTCCAGAAGATTGTCGACTCTGGAGAACTTCCTAATATGCTACTTTCTGGTACTGCTGGTCTTGGTAAAACTACAGTAGCTAAAGCGCTGTGTAATGAACTAGACCTCGATTACATTGTAATCAACGGTTCTGAAGAAGGCAATATTGATACCCTTCGCGGTAAAATTAAACAGTTTGCCTCTTCAATCTCTCTTCAAGGTGGCTATAAAGTAGTTATTCTTGATGAGGCTGATTATCTCAATCCACAATCGACTCAACCAGCTCTTCGTGGTTTTATTGAAGAATTCTCTAATAACTGTCGATTTATCCTTACTTGTAATTTCAAAAATCGTATCATTGAACCACTTCATTCTCGGTGTGGTGTCTATGAATTTAACACAACAAAGAAAGATATGGTCTCTCTTTGTGAAATGTTTATGGATCGAGCTTGTACTATCCTAGACGCTGAAAGTGTTGAATACGATAAGAAAGTATTACCGCCAATTATTATGAAATTTGCTCCAGACTGGCGGCGGATTCTTAATGAATTACAACGTGGTTCTCATACTGGATTTGTTGTCAACGAATCGACAACAAGTTACGATGATCTTTTCGAACATTTAAAAAGCAAAGACTTCAAAAAGATGCGAGCATGGGTAGTCAACAATATCGATACTGATGCCGCAGCTATCTTTCGTGCGATGTATGATCGCATGTCAGATAAAGTAGATCCACAATCAATTCCACAACTGGTTCTTATTCTTGCTGACTATCAATATAAGAATGCTTTTGTTGCAGATCATGAGCTTAATGTTGTCGCTTGTCTTACGGAGGTAATGGCCAATGTCAAATTCAGTTAGACTTACACTATACACACAAGTTAATTGCGTATTCTGTGAAATCATGAAAGCAAAGCTGGATGATTGGGGATACTCATATAATGTTATAAACGTCAGCGAAGATATAAGTGGACGTGAATGGTTACGTTCAAACAATCATAGAACTGTGCCGCAACTATATTGGAACACCAAACACTTAAACAAAGTTAATACTCAAGAATTGACAGAAGAAATACTTGAAGCAGAACTCAATTTTGATGATTACGTTGGTGGCGTGGAGAACTTTCAATGAACCCATTCGAGTATTGTAATGACATCAACTATGGTAAATCTAATATTATGGTTGATGATATCGCCGAAAAATCTTATAACGCGTTTATGGTAAATCGGCAACTATCTTATTTTAATGACACGGTTCTTATAGCAAATGAGATGAATCTCAACGCACATTTGGATAATCGCCTTCAATTCGATTTTCTTATAAATATAGTACGGAAGAAAAGAAGATTCTCCAAATGGGCAAAAGCTCAAAAGAATGATGACGTTGAAGTGATCAAGGAATATTATGGCTATAGTAATGAAAAAGCCCGCCAAGTCCTCAGCCTTCTATCGTCTGAACGAATTAACGATTTGAAAAAGAAGGTTTATCGAGGTGGAAAAAAATAATATAGTAGAGTGGACTCCCGCCTCTATGCTAGAGGTGACTTTGAACGAGCCAGACGATTTTCTCAAAGTACGAGAAACGTTGACTCGGATTGGCGTGGCATCAAGAAAAGAAAATACACTCTTTCAATCTTGCCATATTCTCCATAAACAAGGACGGTATTTCATCGTCCATTTCAAAGAACTCTTTTTGCTTGATGGGAAAAAGTCCAACTTAGAAGAAAACGACGTTGCTCGCCGTAACACAATCGCGACACTTATGAGCGATTGGGGATTGGTATCAATTGATGACACAGCGACGGCTAAACCATTAGCGCCAATGCGTCAAATTAAAATTATTCCTTTCAAAGAAAAAAACAATTGGACTTTACAACCAAAATATAATATTGGTAACAAGTCTTAATATAAATAGTAGTGGATGCCGAATAATCGGGTCCACTACATAACCTTGCTTAACAGGAGGCAAATATGACTGGAACATTCGCATTTCCGCGAAACGCATTTCTTGGTTTCGACCACATCTTCGATCAGCTAGATAATATTCATAGCCATGCGAAGGATACCTATCCACCACATAACGTAGTCAAAGAAGAAGAGTTAAAATATACTCTCGAAATGGCTGTGGCTGGATTTAAACAAGAACATATTGACATTGAAGTAAAAGACCACATCTTGTCTATCAAGGGTGATCGACCTGCTCGTCGAGAACAAACAAAATATGTTCATAAAGGTATTAGTGCTCGTAACTGGAAAAAGTCATTTAGACTGTCGGAATATACCGAAGTAACTGGAGCAGATCTAACGGATGGAATCTTGACTGTCAATCTTGAAGTCGTCCTTCCCGATGAGAAGCTGCCTCGTAAAATTTCAATCGGAAAAAACGAGGTAAAAAATGGCAACCATAGCGCTGAACTACTCGCAGAATCTCCTTAATTGGATTGTTTCTGTAACAAAGAAAACTTTTCAAGGTGTGTTGATTGGCTATATCATGGCTCGTCAGACTCAAGCAAATTCTCATATTGCTCGTTTGATAATTCATGAATATAGAGAAGAAGGTCACACAGTCGAATCTTTAACACATGAACTGAATGTTAAATCTCTTCAAAGAATTAGAAAGGAATATAACATTGACTAAATGGTTTAAGGGTTGGGTAAAACAATTAAGTATGTCTCCAAGTGAAAGATATCTCGCTCAAGCTACTGATAGGTACGATCTTGAGTATAGATTACAAGCACTTCAACGTGGAAAGGCAAACTTATTCTAATGTGGCCGTATACCGAAGAAGAATCTAAGTTTTTAAACTAATAAATAAAGGGGCGAGCAATTGCCCTTTTATAATTTTTGTCTTTATGGAGATACCCATGCTTGAAACAAAACACATTAACGATTTTTTATCAAAATCGGAAGTAGACGAAATCGTTTCTGCACATGTTTTATATAATAAACTTTTGAAAGAAGAATATATCAAAACAGATAAACATGTACACTTAGTGCAGTTTCAAACATCTGGATTTTGGTTCCTTGATGATTTAGATCTAGATCGATCTCCAAAGTTTGAATGGGATAAAGTTCATACCGAATATAAAATAGATGATGACTGGATTATGCCAGATAAGAAACCAGAGTTTCTACAATTTTTGCAAGACATAAAACCCCAATTAAATGTAGAAGATTTTCACAATCATCTTTTTGACTTACTTAATTCAAAAATTTCAGAAGTTGTTTCAGATCATGGTGAATTATATTGGTGTGCTCTTTATGACATCCCTTATAATTTTGAATTACATTGTGATGGTCGCGATGTGAAACGTAAAAGAGATCCTAGACCAGACAATTGGGACGATTTAAAATACGAAGATTGGCATCACGAAGATAACATTCAATATACTCGACAAGGATTGATTAATTTAGATGTCCATGATAGCCATGATGGTACTTGTATTTTCGATCAAAGTTTTCCATACTCAATGTATGTCGATTTTTCAAAAGATATGGAAGAATTTCCAGTTCTTAAAAAACAAAAACCAAAACTAAAATTTGCTAAAGGCGATAGCATAGAACGCTATGGCACTGAAATAGCAAAGTTTACTCATAAAGAATTTGATCAAGACGATCATGATTATATTATGGAAAATTGTATTGATGAAAGCGTTTGGCCAATCGAAGCTGGATATGGATTAAGCTTAGAACAAATTCTTACATTTGATACTCCCGGCACAATGTACAGCTGGGACACTACAAAATTTCATAAAACTAGACCATTTACCGAAAAATTTCAAATGGATGAAATTCGTAGGAGATTAACAATAGCATTTACTTGTGGGAGATTCACGTGAACTTAGAACAACTTAGAGAAGAAATTGCCGAAGACGAAGGAGTAAAATATGAGATCTACTTGGACCATTTGGGTCTGCCTACTTTTGGTATTGGTCACTTGGTCATCGATTCAGATCCGGAACACGGTGAGCCAGTCGGAACAGAAGTTTCAGAAGACAGAGTCAACGAGTGCTTCGACAAAGACGTCGCAATCGTATTGTCTGACTGCGAAACCCTCTATCCAGACTATAACGAATTGCCCGAAGAAGTCCAACTAATCATTGCTAATATGATGTTTAATATGGGCCGGCCTCGTTTATCTCAATTTAAAGGAATGAAACGTGGAGTCGATGCTCGTGATTGGAACAGCGCTGCTGACGAAATGGTTGATTCTCGTTGGTATCGTCAAGTAACTAATAGAGCTCAAAGATTAGTAGATCGGATGAGAGCCGTTGATTAATTTAACGGAAGCAGCCCAAGAATATATGAGTAAAGTAGGACAACCAAATGTCTACCTGAGTGTAAAAGGTGGCGGTTGTTCTGGCTTTACTTATGTCTGGGATGTGACTGATAAGACACCTACTGTTGGAAACCTAGTGATCGATGATATGGCTGAAATGTTTGTTATTGGTTGTACAGTTGACTATGTCACTGAACTAGGTGGATCATATCTCAAAGTAATTAATCCGAATGCAACTGCGTCCTGTGGTTGTGGAGAATCTTTTGCTGTCTAGCTCATTATTTTGTTTACAACTCCTCCCAAATAGTGTATAATAGTTCATGTATTTGGAGGTAATATGTCGTTTTATACTAACATCTGCCGTTATGGCAACACTATTCTGTACCGTGGTTACAATCAACACGGTAAGCGCATCTATAAACGCGATACAGAATTTAAACCAGTTTTCTTTACAGAAACAAAAACTCTTACTGAATGGACGTCACTAGACGGTAAGCGTATTGCGCCTATTGAAATGGCCAGCATGCGTGATGCGAAAGAATGGCTAGAATCAAACCGTGATGTTGCTGGTCGTAAGATCTATGGCAACGCAAAGTATCTTCAACAATACGTCACTCAACGTTTTCCACGCGATATTGAATTCAAGCGTGAATGTATTGATGTTGGTACCTTCGATATTGAAACAGAATATGACGATGGATTTCCGCATCCAGCTGAAGCATCTCAAAGAATTCTTTCAATTACTTACAAGTCTAGTAAGTCAAAACTATATCACGTCTGGGGTTATGGCGATTTTGATACTGAGAAGAGTCTTATTCAACCTGTTCGCTATTATCGGTGCCGAGACGAAGCAAGTCTCCTCGGTAAGTTCCTTGACTTCTGGTCTGATCCTGATAAGACTCCAGACGTAATTACTGGTTGGAATATTCGTTTCTTTGATGTTCCATACCTTATTAATCGTACTGCTAAAATTCTTAGTATCGACTCTTGTAAAGCGTTCTCTCCTTGGAGAATGGTTGATCATCGAGAAATAACTCGCCGTGGTCGGACAGAAATCGCTTATGATATTAAAGGTATCGAACAGCTTGATTATATGGAACTCTTCCAAAAGTTTGGATATTCCTATGGCGCTCAAGAATCATATGCTTTGAATCATATTGCCTACGTCGTTCTTGGTGAAAAGAAGTTATCATACGAAGAAGCCGGCTCTTTGAAAAATCTCTACAAACAAGACTTTCAAAAGTACATTGACTATAACATGAAAGACGTTGAGTTGGTTGAACGCATCGAAGACAAGATGGGTTTGATTACTTTGGCTATGACTATGGCGTATAAGGGTGGTGTGAACTATTCTGATACGTTTGGTGTAACGAATATTTGGGAATCGATCATCTATCGTAAACTCAATTCTGAAAAACGTGTACCACCGGTATGGACTCCTGATTTTGGCAAGTCTAAGTTTGCTGGCGGTTACGTCAAAGAACCGCATGTTGGCGCTCATGACTGGGTAGTATCGTTTGATTTGAATTCACTTTATCCTAACATTATTGTTCAGTGGAATATGAGTCCTGAGACTCTTATCAATCAAGCTGAAATATCTGGTGTTGAATATTACATGAATTCTGATCCATACACCGGTGAAGGTGCTCTTGCTGCAAATGGTTCTACCTATCGAAAGAATATCGATGGTGTGATTCCCTCTATCATTGTTGACTACTATGATGATCGTAAGTCAATTAAGAAAATGATGTTGGCAGCAGAATCTCAATATCAAGAAGAAAAAACAACTCAACTTGAGAAAGAAATCAATAAGCTTAATAACCAGCAAATGGCAATTAAGATTCTGATGAATTCTCTTTATGGCGCTCTCGGCAATCAATACTTCAAATACTTCGACCTCCGACTTGCCGAGGGCGTTACTCTTACCGGTCAATTGGCTATTCAATGGGCTGAACGCAATGTCAATAAGTATATGAATGAAATACTTGAGACAACCGATATTGACTATGTTATCGCTATCGATACTGATTCGCTTTATGTTAACTTTGGTCCAATGGTTGAAAAGTTCAAACCAGAAAATCCAGTCAAATTCCTTGACATGGTTTGTAAGACAAAGTTTGAAACTGAAATCGGTAAATGCTATGAAAAACTCTTTCATAATATGAGTTGTTACAAACCACGTATGGAAATGGGTCGTGAAGTAATTGCTGATCGTGGTATATGGACCGCAAAGAAACGATACATATTAAATGTACACAACTCTGAAGGAGTACAGTACGCTGAACCAAAACTCAAAATCATGGGTATTGAAGCCATCAAGAGTTCTACTCCGGAAGTTTGCCGCGATAAGTTCAAAGAGATCTTCAAGATTCTAATATCTGGATCTGAAGATGACGCTCAGGCTTATATCAAAAACTTCAAACAAGAGTTTAAATCGCTCCCTGCAGAAAAGGTCGCGTTCCCTAGGTCGGTCTCGAATATTACTGACTGGTCAGATCGAAAGTCTATATACAAAAAAGGATCTCCTATTCACGTTCGAGGTAGCCTTCTCTACAACAAGTTATGTAAGGACAACAAACTTACAAAGAAGTATGAGCTGATTCAAAATGCGAATCGAATCAAATTCTGCTACATGAAGATGCCAAATCCAATTCATGAGAATGTTGTAGCTTTTCCAGAAGTACTTCCGCCTGAATTGAAACTCGATCACTATATAGATTATGATTTACAGTTTGATAAAACTTTCGTTGAACCACTCAAACTTATTCTTGACGCGATTGGTTGGAATCCAGAACCAGTCGCAAGTTTAGATGAATTTTTCGCATAAAATGGTTTACTTTTACAGCAAAATAGGATATAATATACTATGAATAAAAAATGGCACGAAGATATCTGGGACATGCACTACAAGTTTGGTGTACACCAGTGGATTATGGAAAACATTGACGACAAAGAAAAGATGTCAAAGTTTCTAGAATTTAGAATGAAGTTTCTTGATGAAGAGCTTACTGAAACAAAGAACGCTGTAGAGAATAAAGATCCACAAGAAATTGTTGATGGCCTCATCGACTTATGTGTTGTGGCAATCGGTACTCTTGATGCTTTTGGCGTAGATGCTCAAGTAGCTTGGGATCAAGTTCACAACGCAAATATGGCCAAGAATCCGGGTGTAAAAGAAACACGTCCGAATCCACTTGGTCTACCAGATTTGATTAAACCTGAAGGATGGACTGGACCTGAACATGACGACAACACCGGGCATTTCCCTCACGCTCTTTAAAAATATATTCGATAACAAAACAAACAAACGCATCGATGCTCCAAATTTTGATGCGTTTGAACGCGTGTTATATGATCTTTCAAAAAAGCCTTTTGAAAGTAAAGAAGAAGCGATGTTAATGTCGCCGGCTATCTATGAGAAAAACACTACACGTAAGAATGATAATGTTGTTGAATGGGCTGGTTGGTGTGCGGTTGATGTCGATGATTACGAACCAAAAGGAGATCTAGAAGATGATTTGGTTAAACGCTTTGCTACCTATCGTTTTGTGTGTTATAGCACTGCGAGCTCGAAGATTGAGCAACCTAAATTCCGTCTCGTCTTTCCTCTTAGAAGACCAGTTGGAAAAGATGCAATCAAACGTTTTTGGTACGCATTACAATCCGAACTCGGAGATCTCGGAGACAGACAAACTAAAGATTTATCTCGTATGTATTACATCCCAGGAAACTATGATAACGCTTTTAACTTTATATTCAGCCATCATGACGGGGCTAGTATTGATCCTTCTGAGTTAATCTTTAAACACCCAATGCCTGAAAAGACGAATCTAAATAACTTCTTTGATCGTCTACCTGATGCTTTACAAGAACAAATTGTACAATATCGTAAAGATCAACTTGACCAAAACTTTGAATGGTCTTCGTATCATGATTGTCCATTTTGGCCAAAACAAATTGCTGCTGAATACCAAACAATCTCAAAGACTGGTTGGTATGCTAAGATGTATGCTATTATGGTTGCAGTTGCTGGTAACGCAGTACGTAAGAAATATCCAATTACTGCTAATGAGATCTCTCAACTTTGCCGGCAGTTTGACGAAGACACTGGTAACTGGTATAAGAACCGTCCACTTGATAAGGAGGCAGATCGTGCTCTCGAATACGTCTACAAAAATCTCTGATGTTTTTAATATGGATATGTCTTTTAATATTGACGATATTCAAGATAAAGGCGAATGGTCTGAAAGGGCTTCATACGAAGCAACACAAATTCATAGTAAGCCATCAACTGCTCGTGGTAGAACGTTTAATCAAATATATGAAGCATGTTTGTATGGCCATGCCGCAGAACAATATCTGATTGAAACTGGTTGGGAAGATGACGAAAGAAAATTTAAAGATGTTATCGATCCTCAAGGTGATCCAGTAGAAATCAAAGTTACTGAACATCTAGGCAATGTTCCATTTGTTCTAGCTCGTTGTCAAACTGCCAAGCTTGAAACATGGAGAAATTATCCAGACATTGTCTATATTTTTATTAATGATCGAAAATCTAAAGAATATATCCATGAAGGAACCTACGTTTGGAATGGAAAAAAATTCAAAAAAGTTTAGCATATGCTCATTATTTTGTTTACGAATGAGAAAAAATAGTGTATAATATATCTAATAATTGAGGAGAATGTTATGCAAGAAGATTATATTATGTCAGGTGCTCTTTATGATCATATCATGAAGCAGCGTAGAGAAGCTGAAGAATTCAGCAAGCAACCTGGGTGCTTCATGGGGATGATGCCTCATCCGTCTGAGACCAAGTATTGGTCGCAGCGTGTTCCTACTGGTACTCTTATTGAGTACAAGCGTATTGAGCTAGAAGAAACAGCTTACTACATTACCGCAGATAAGACAAGTAAGTCTTATGCTCGGACTCTTGATTTTGAAGCGTGGTCCGATGAAAAGATCGAGGCCCATATCGAAAGGATGTGTGCGTAATGAAATACTCACTCAAAGTTCTGCAAAAAGCTGCAGAAATTCAAACTAAAAAATCTTCTGATTATCAGAATCCAAACTCACGGATCAAACAAGCAGACTACTATTGTCGTGGTTGTTCTACTATCCTTGACACTATGCATGCCAAAGTTCTTCGTATGCAGTCTGTTATGGAAGCTATGGAATCTGATCCAAACTATGGTCAAAACTTTGAATCGCTCGAAGATTCATGTATCGATCTGATCAACTATGCTTCTTTCTTTGCCTCATATCTTGCTGGTGAAATGGAAGGTCAAAAGCCTGATCGTGATTTTTTAAATCGTCCTAGGAATACTACAGATGAAAATTAATATTAATGATATTGGTGGTGAAGTCGTCAAAGAAGACGATCGTTATAAAGTAGTTGACAATAAGACACTAAACAATCTTGTAGTAAGTAGTACTGACTTATACGCTTTTAAGGCTACTAGTGGCCATGCTCACGTTGGTCAAGAAGAAGTTTACAATTTTGTCAAAGGTTCTGGTAAGATGGAAATGATTGACTTGAATGGAAAACACCACGACCAAGTTGTAAAAGAAGGCGATGTTGTTTTGATTCCAGATGGTTGGTTTCACCGAGTTCATGCTGGTCCACATGGTTGTTACTTTGTTTGTGTCTTTGACGGAAATAGAAATCATTAAGGAAAGAATATGAACAACGAAAACGAAGTTGATGATAAACGAAGTAAAGAAGATAGAGAAGCCATAGAAGCATGGTTAGCAAAA